TTCATTATCTGCCATCCATTGCTCTACAACGTAGTTTAAGTAGTTGTCAACTTTAGTAGTTAACTCTTCCTTAGTAATTGCTTTTGCTTCGTCTAGTTCACTTGCGTACTCACCTTCTAATCTTTCGATTTCAGATTTTACTTTAGACTTAACAGCAGCTTCAAAAATTGTAGCAGCTTTTGTTTTAAACTCCTCAGATAAAGAGCTATCGCCAGAAACTAAAGCATTAACATCATCTGAAACATCAATAGATTTTACTCTTTGATCTACAGCTTCTTTGTTAACTTTTTTACTTTCTTCTTTTTCATCTTCTTCTTCATCATCATGTCCGTTCATAG